TGTGAAAATGGTGATGGTTTGATTGACAAGGTTAAAGATTGGGAGTCCAGTATGAACTGGGCTGATCTTATCTTTGTTACTGATAACATCCTGTTCATACACAAGCTGGAGCAGTATCGCATGAAGGGTTATCCTATCTTTGGTTGTAACTTAGAGGGACAACGTTGGGAGCAAGATAGGGAATATGGAGCTGCTGTTTTAGAAAGAGCAGGGATTGAAACCATACCTATGCAGAAGTTTAAGAAGTACGATGAAGCCGTTTCGTTGGTACTTGCTAACAAAAATAAACGTTATGTTTCTAAACCTGTTGGAGATGGTGACAAATCTTTATCTTATTGTGCCAAAGATTGGCGTGATATGGTGTTTATGCTCAACAAGTGGAAGAAAGACAATGCTTACGATGGTGAGTTTGTTCTACAAGAGTTCCACAAAGGTTCTGAGATGGCTGTGGGTGGATGGTTTGGTCTGGGTGGTTTCTCTAAATGGTATCTAGAAAATTGGGAATTTAAGAAGCTAATGCCAGGAGATCACGGACCTGCTACTGGTGAGCAAGGTACTGTAATGCGTTATACGCAGAAGAGTTTGTTGGCTGATAGGGTTCTTAAACCTTTAGAAGACTTCTTGCATGGTATTAACTACAGTGGGTACATTGATGTCAACTGTATTGTTGATGACAAAGGTATTCCTTGGCCTTTAGAGTTCACTACTCGTCCTGGTTGGCCTTTATTTCAGATACAACAAGCCCTACACATTGGTGACCCTGTGGAGTGGATGTTGGACATGCTAGATGGTAAAGATACTCTCAAGGTCAAACAAGACATAGCTTGTGGTATTGTTGTGTCTCAACCTGATTACCCGTACAACAATGTTACTAAGAAACACAATACGGGATATCCAATCTTTGATTTGTGTGAAGAAGATGGTACTAAAAACATCCACTTCTCAGAAATTAAAACTGGGTACTGCCCAGATGATAAGGGTAAAAACACAACTCCTTGCCTAGTTACTTGTGGTAGCTATGTAATGACAGTTTCTGGCACAGGTGTAACTGTTAATGATGCAAAATGTGCAGCTTATGACACTTACAAAAAGAAAGTACATATGATTAACTCTCCTATGGTCAGGGATGACATTGGTGAGAAGCTTGAAGATATGCTACCCATTCTTCAAAAGAATGGTTATTGTAAAGACGTTAAGTACAAGTAAAGATGGCTAATCTAACAACCCCTATCCCCCAAGATAAGATTGGGGAAAGCTTTGTCTGGAGAGACTGGTTCCAGAAACTTAGTAACAAGGTGTTTGGTACACTAGGGGAACAGAACGCCAATAATGTCAGCATTACTGGTGGAACTATTGATGGTACTGCTATAGGTAGTGTTACACCTTCTAGTGGGAATTTCACAACCATTAGATTAAACACACCTTTACAGATACAATATGGTGGTACTAACGGGTACGCTACACCTAGCTTAGGTGCAGTTTCTTATGGCACTGGTGCGTCTTACGCATTCACAGCAGTAGGTTTATTGGGTCAAGTTTTAACTTCTACGGGGCTAGGTGCTCCTGTTTGGAAGACTGGCAACTCTATCCCCCCTACAACCTATACAGCCACTTCTACGGCTACACAAGCTAGTCCTTACTATCAGTTGAGCAACTGGGAAGTATCCATTCCTAGCTTCTATACCAACAACTGTAAGTTCTATTTCTGGTATAACACCAACGATACACTTGTTCCTAGTAGCAACATAGTTCCGTTTGCTAACAACTTAAAAGCTGCTCTAGGTGCATCTAAAGTGTCTATTATTTCCAATACTGTTGGTACACCTTTGTCTGGTACAGGTGGATACCCTACTATATACCAAGCAGATCACTGGGTTACTACAACACAAATATCCAATGCTCTACTAAGTACTCTCAATGGTATTTTTCCTATCTACACACCTGCTCCTCCTAGTGTATCTCCTACTGCTACAACCATATCTAATGTAGCTTATGGCTCTGATTCTCTCCAGGTTGTTGATGTTGTTTATCCTTCTACCTGGAATGTAACCACTAGGACGGGTACTACTCCCAAGGGAGTTGTGTTGTGGGTGCATGGTGGTTCTTGGAGTGGTGGTGATAAGAGTTCTGAAGTCACAACTATTACTCCCATTGTTCAAGCCAACTATATTGTTATCAATGCCAACTATCGTTTGACACCTAGCGGTGCTTATTACAACGATATCACTGACATCCAGACTGTAATTAACTACCTATTAAATCCCAATGCTGGGTATTTAAATGCTCCTAGTAACAATGCTTTATGGCAGAGTCTTCAGTTCCAGGTGTCTCAGTTTGGTTTGATGGTTTCTGGTAGCAGTGCAGGGGGCTATTTGGCTCTACAAGGCACTATAGCTCAAGTTCAAGTGGGTGGTACTTGGCCTACTGCTGCTATGAGTTTTATGGGTCCTATGAACCTTGTGAGTAGTGGTTCTACTGATACGGGTAATCCATTAGGTACAACTGCTATGTCTGTCTTAGCTACCTATGTAGGTAACTATGTTGTGCAGCCTACAGACACTTGGATTATCTCTAATACTGGAAGTGCATCCACTGTCAATCTTCCTAGCCCCAGTTCTTTCCCAGGTAGGGTTTTGTACTTTCAAAACTACCAGGCGTACACACTGGTGTCTTCTGCAAACAATGTTGTTCCTATTGCTGGTGGTTCTGCTACTAATAACATTTTAGCCAGTGGTGCTGGTAATTGGTCTACTCTTGTGTCAGATGGAATCAATTGGGTTACAACACAACAAGCCAGTAGTGGTACTCCAACACCTACTCCAACACCAACAGATTCTTATTTGTTGTTGGAAAATGGAAGCTATCTTCTTCAAGAGAATGGTGGAAAGATTATTTTATGATTGAAGTGCTGGCTATTATTTCTGCTTGTAAAGCAGCTCACGCAGGTATCCGTGAGTGTGTTGACTTGTACCAGGACTTTAAAAAAGATGGTAAAGATGTTTCTGATATTCTCAATGAAGTGGGTACTCATTTAGGTGCTTTCTTTACTCACCAAGAATCATACAAAGAAGCAGAAAAAGAAGCTAAGAAAAACCCATTGCCTAAAAACATTAGCATCAATGAAGAGGCTATGAACCGAATCATTAGGCAACAACAAATTGAACAGATGGAAACAGACTTAAGGGAAATGATTATCTACCAATTAGGTATGCCTGGAATGTGGTCTAAGTTTACAGAAATGCGTGAAATTGTTAAAAAAGAGCGAGAAAAAGTCGAGCGTGAACAAAAAAAGCCTTGGAAGTGGCTGCTCTCAAAAGGAGACAGTTCATTGACAAATGGCAGGTTAGAATTGCATTGTCAGCAGGTATATTCATATTGTTTACAACCTTTGCTGTTCTTATGTACGGAATCCATTTAGATTATCAACGAAGTAAACTAGGAGGTTAATATGTCTTGGATTGAACAACTAGCACCAACTATAGCATCTTGTTTGGGAGGTCCTTTAGCGGGTATGGCTGTTGAGGCTATATCTAAAGCTATAGGGGTTGATCCTAGTGCTGTACAAGATACTATTAATAGCGGTAAATTAACTGCGGAACAAATAGCATCTATTCAACAAGCAGAAATTACTCTTAAAGCAAAAGCTCAAGAGATGAACCTGGACTTTGAACAGTTAGCAGTTCAAGATCGTAAGTCTGCTAGAGATATGCAAACGACTAACAAATCATGGATACCCCCACTCTTGGCAATTATGGTGACCTTGGGGTTTTTTGGAATACTAACTGGAATGATGTCTGGTCGTGTTACTAGTAGCGAAGCACTAATGATTATGTTAGGCTCTTTAGGTACAGCTTGGACAGGTATTATTGCTTTCTATTTTGGCTCATCTGCATCTAGCCAGAACAAAGATGCGCTTTTACATCAGAGTACCCCATCAAAATGACTCAATTAACACCCCATTTTTCTTTAGAAGAACTAACAATTACTGAACATAGAGAATTTAACAATGAACCAAATGAACATGAAACCCAAAATCTTCTACGCCTTGCCGAATTTTTGGAGACTGTTAAAACTCTCTTGGACAGCAAGCCAATCATGGTTAACTCAGCTTACAGGTCGGAACAAGTAAATACGGCTGTAGGAAGCAAAAATACCTCACAGCATAGGGTAGGGTGCGCTGCTGATCTAAGAGTTCCTGGAATGACTCCTGATGAGGTTGTGAAAGCTATTATTGCTTCTGATCTTCCCTATGATCAGGTAATTAGAGAGTTTGATAGGTGGACACATGTAAGTGTTACTAATAACCCAGGGGAAACACCTAGAAGAATGGCTTTAATAATTGACAAACAGGGAACTAGAGCTTATAGTTAAAACTCTTTGCAAGTTGTCATTTTAAAAGGGGGAACTGGTTTCCCCCTCTTTTTTGTTAAGACCACAAAGTAACCAAGTCTGGAACAATTTTCTTTAGTACAGGTTTTCTTTCTGTATGTGGGTTATCCATAGAAATAATCTCTTTACTTGAGAATCTATGACCCGTAAAACACTCGTATCTTCTACGTTTAGTGTTGTCATCATTTATTCTAGTTTCTAGTATTTTACTTTTACTGTTGCAGTTAGGACATCTCATTCTTTACTCCAATAAGTTTCAATCCAATGTTCATAAAAACCCCAACAAAATAACCAATCCCACATCATTCTTTGTGCAGAATTAGACTCTGAACATAATTCAGCCATTCTTAAACAAGTTTCTTTATTGGGTGGTTTTACAACCACTGTTCTTAATTTTACTATTTCACCCATTGTTTTTCTCCTTTAACTTGGCTTCAATTGCAAAGTAAGTATCTGTTATTTGAAAACTATTCCAAGTTTTAAATGAATCAAAAATATCATTTAACTCATTGGATGTTAGTCCTACCCAACGAGTTCTTTTTCTAATGATTTCTAAGGCATCTTCGTGGGTAGCTAAAGCATAGCCACCATCAATTGCTTGTCTTAGTTCTTCATATAGTTTTTTGTAGTTTTTCATAGTTGTCTGTAAGTTTAAGTACCCTGCCTTTTAATTCTAGCAGTGCTTTACTTAACAGTATCTCAAGTGAGGTTGCTTCTGCTGGTTTAGCTACTGTTTGTTCAGCAATTATTATGCAGTGTCTTAATTCTAAGTCAGTCATCGTTGATCTCCTGTATGATGATCCAAATTAAAAGGCTTGTTAGACTTAGAACACCTAACAAACCTGCCAGCATTAGTATCAAAGATACTATGTTGTAGAACATATAACTCATACGTGTACCTTTATGTTTACTAAAAGAACATATAACTCATACATGTACTTTTATGCT